AATAACTAATGCGGCCCGTGTTCTAGAATATGGGAATTTGAAGGAATGCCTGTTTAAGAACGTTATACAATAATGATGTTGAAAGTTATATCAAGAGCCTTCGCGAAAATCGCGGGGGCTTTTTGTATACCCAAAATGAGGTGAACCAATGCCCTATAAACCTAAGAGTCCCTGTGCTTATCTCGGCTGTCCTGAACTTGCTGATAGCAGGTACTGCACTGTACATCAAAAGATAGTTGATAAACATTACAACAAATATGAACGTGATTCAACTTCCAACAAACGATACGGTCGAGCTTGGAAACGTATCCGTGACTACTACATTAAGTCGCACCCACTTTGTGAAGAGTGTCAAAGAGAAGGTAGACTCACTCCAGCAGAAGAGGTGCACCACATCCTTCCGCTCTCCAAGGGTGGAAGCAACGAGACCAACAACCTGATGTCCTTGTGTAAAAGCTGCCACTCGAGGATTACAGTAGAAAGCGGCGACCGGTGGGGGAGGTCAAATCTCTAAAACTTTTCAAAACGGACAGCGGCGTGGGGTCGCGCGTGCAAAAATTACGGTTCAAACGGGGGATTAACCCCCACGCCAATAAAGGAGGTGAAGGCGTGTGGCAAAAGACGGAACTAATAGAGGCGGAAGGCGTGTTCGTGCCGGCGATAAGCCGCATGCCTTAGCAGATAAAATCACAAAAGGCAAGGCAGCAAAGGTGCTTGAGGTCCCGGAGCTTCATCCAGAGTCGATACTGGAAGCTGATAACCTGGAAGGTGCGGCAGATTTGTACGGGGAGGATATGCCGGCACCTAGCGATTACCTAAGTTCCAGACAAAAGGACGGAAAGCCTCTGGGTGCGGAAGCGCTCTATATAGAAACATGGCGATGGCTAAAAGAACGTGGCTGTGAGAAGTTTATAAATCCAAGACTGATTGAAGCTTACGCACAGGCCTTCACCCGCTACATCCAGTGTGAGGAAGCCATAAGCTTATATGGCCTTCTTGGGAAGCACCCCACAACAGGCGGAGCGATTACCAGCCCATTTGTGCAAATGAGCCAGTCCTTTCAGAAGCAGGCAAATCTCTTGTGGTATGAGATCTTTGACATCGTGAAGCAGAATTGCACCACGGCTTTTGTCGGTAATCCGCAAGACGACATCATGGAAGCCCTACTATCGGGCAAGAAAGGACGGTAATGATAGATGAACACAACGGAGCGTTTTGAAAAGGTAAACATTGAACGGCTAGTGCCCTATGCCAGGAACGCCAGAACTCATAGCAAGGAACAGATTCTTCAGCTTCGAGCATCCCTTCGAGAGTTTGGATTTGTCAATCCAGTCATTGTGGACAAGGACCTAAACATCATCGCAGGCCACGGTCGGATACTAGCCGCTAAGGAAGAGGGCATCACAAAAGTACCTTGTGTGTTTGCTGAGCATTTAACGGATGCTCAGAAGCGGGCTTACATAATCGCTGATAACCGCCTTGCTCTGAATGCCGGCTGGGATGCTGAAATGCTGACCGTTGAGCTTGCCGATCTTCAAGGCGCTGATTTTGATATATCGCTTCTTGGCTTTGATGATTCTGAACTCAATAAGTTACTGGGTGGAATGGAAGATGTCAAAGACGATGATTTTGACGTGGAAGCAGAACTAAAAAAACCTGCCATCACCAAACCGGGTGATCTGTGGCTTCTGGGCAAGCACCGCCTTGTCTGCGGTGATAGCACCAAAAAAGAGACCTTTGATCTTTTAATGGATGGAAAGCAAGCAAACCTGACGGTCACCGATCCACCCTATAACGTGAACTACGAAGGCAGTGCTGGGAAGATTCGAAACGACAATATGTCGGACGATAAGTTTTATCAGTTCCTGCTTTCTGCCTTTGTTCTTACGGAAAAGGCAATGGCGAAAGATGCTAGCATCTACGTGTTCCATGCAGACACGGAAGGGCTAAACTTCCGTAAGTCTTTTTCCGATGCCGGCTTTTATTTATCCGGGACGTGCATCTGGAAGAAACAATCGCTGGTGCTTGGCCGTTCCCCGTATCAGTGGCAGCATGAACCGATCCTCTTTGGCTGGAAGAAGGCAGGCAAGCATGCTTGGTATTCCGATCGGAAGCAGACCACCATTTGGGAGTTCGAGAAACCAAAGAAGAATGGGGAACACCCCACTATGAAGCCGGTTCCTCTTGTTGCCTATCCCATAGTGAACAGTTCTATGACCGGCTGCATTGTCCTTGATCCCTTCGGAGGATCCGGCAGTACTCTGATTGCTTGCGAACAGACAGACCGGATCTGCTTTACCGTGGAACTGGATGAGAAGTTCTGCGATGTGATCGTGAAGCGCTACATCGAGCAGGTCAGCCAAGAAAGCGGTGTATTTCTTTTCAGAAATGGTACCCAGTATGGATACCAGGAGATTCAACTGTTGAGTGAGAAGAAATCACAGTAAGGCACAACCAAGATTACTTTTACATAACACTTGCTATTTTCTACGGTTTGAGTGATGTATGTAGTACTAAAAAACAGAAAGGCGGTAAGAACATGAAAATCAACTACAACATCACCGGAGCAAGACGCAAATCGCTGGCTGGGGCAGTAAGTGAAGCACTAGATGCCCCAGTACATTACCTGGGTGCTCCCACATTTGCCTACGAGATAGGCAGCTACCGAATCGACCGAAACGGTACTTTGGAAGGAGAAGATAGCCAAGGGCTGATTGCAGACCTTTCTCGGTTGCATGGCTTTACGGCGGTTAGCGCTGAGTATGACAGTTCACACTCTGAAGCAGAATTGGGCTCGGAGAGCTTAGCGGGTTTACAAGAAGGCTCGGAAAATAATCCTTATAAGGACTATTTGAATGATACCCAAAACGACATGAATGGAGAAGAACCGAACTTGCTGACCATCGAGGTGTCAAAAGAAGGATTTACCGAAGCTGCAGTACTAAATTTGAAACGACTTGTGGAGAGCAAGGAAACCTTGATCAAGAAAGCCATCGGTACCGACTCGGTTCCTATCGCTGTGGGAGAAGAGACCATTGGGTTTCCCTGGTTTTACGGAACGCAAGATTCCGATGAAATCAAAGCCTACACCCATTTCATAGCGTCGCTTTGTAGCTTGGCAAAGAATCAAAAAAGGGTAAATGTCACCGACAAAGCCACGCCGAACGAGAGATATGCATTCCGCTGTTTTCTTCTCCGCTTAGGTTTCATCGGGCCGGAATACAAGAATGAGCGAAAGATTCTTCTAAAAAACCTGGACGGTAGCTCCGCTTTCAAAAACGGGCAGAGAAAAGCAGAGGAGGTTTAGGAACGTGAAAGAAATACACCAAGAGGTGCTGAAACAACTGAAGACCTATTATCCACCTGGAACAAGGGTTGTCCTTGTTAAGATGGAGGATCCCTATACTAGATTGAAACCTGGGGACAAGGGCACCGTGACGGGAGTGGATGACATGGGAACCATCCATGTGAACTGGGATAGCGGGAGTTGTCTCGGTATCGCTTACGGAGAAGATTTGTGCCGGAAGATTGACAGATAGATCTGGTAAGAATGTGTAGAAATACATTGAAGTTTCAACATAATTTACTTGCTATATATCTCTTTTAGAGTGATATATGTACATACCCCAAGGGGAATACACACACTTATAAAGGAGAGCAAAATGCTAAGAGCAAGATTTGGAATCGAGATCGAATTTACCGGAATAACAAGAGAAAAAGCGGCTAAGGTGGCAGCGGAGTTTTTACAGGGAAGGTACATAGAAGGCGGCACCTACTACGACACAAAGAAGGTGGAAGCAAGAGACGGGCGAACTTGGAAGTTCATGTACGACGGCAGCATCCGCTGCAAAAAGAAAAGCCAGGGGAGAATCACATCGGCAGGCAGAGAATACAGCGTCGAGCTTGTGAGCCCGATCCTTACCTACGAAGAGGACATTGCCACCTTGCAGGAACTTGTACGAAGGCTCAGAAAAGCCGGGGCCTTTACCAACAACACCTGCGGCATCCACATCCACCTCGACGGGGCCGACCACACCCCAAGGAGCATTCGAAACTTTGTAAACATCATTGCAAGTAAGAACGACCTTTTCTACAAAGCTTTGGAAATAGAGCGAGAGAGAATGAGCTACTGCAAAAAGATGGACCACCTCCTTGTAGAAAAAATTAACCGAAAAAAGCCAACCTCTTTTCAGCAAATAGAGAACCTCTGGTACGAAGGCTACAGCGAAAGCAGAGGAACCCATTACCATCACAGCCGCTACCATTTCTTAAACCTTCACAGCTTCTTTACCGGAAACCACACAGTGGAGCTTCGAGGCTTTAACAGCGCGCTTCATGCAGGGAAGATAAGAAGCTACATCGTTTTGGCCTTAGCCTTAAACCACCAGGCACTGACACAAAAGTTTGCCTCTGCGAAGAGACCTCAGGTTGAAAACGAGAAGTTTGCCATGCGGACCTACTTAAACCGAATAGGCTTCATCGGAGAAGAATTCGCAAACTGCAGAGAACATTTGACGGCAGCACTTTCCGGCTCCGCAGCCTGGCGGTTTCGGGCAGCCTAAGCTGCCCCTTAAGAAAAGGGAGGATACGCGTAATGAACAAAACACTTTATCTGGCATACGGGTCCAATCTTAATTTGGAACAGATGGCGCAACGCTGCCCCACGGCAAAACCCGTCGGTGCTGTCTTTCTAAAAGACCATCGGTTGCTTTTCCGAGGCGGACATGGCGGTGCAGTGGCGACCATAGAACCTTTTAAGGGAAAGACTGTTCCATGCCTACTTTGGGAGATTACTCCTGCTGATGAAGCGGCACTTGATCGCTATGAGGGTTTCCCGTTCCTTTATCGCAAGGAAGTGATCAAGGTGAAGCATGGCAGAAAACTGGTGGACGCAATGGTGTACATCATGAACGATGAGAGATCCTTTGGCACTCCAAGTTGCTATTACTACAGCGTGATACTGGATGGTTACAAGAGTGCTGAATTTGACACAAACGTTCTAAAACAAGCGGTCCAGGATTCTATGGAGGTATGAAATGGATGGGAAGATAATAGAACAGATTCTCTCCATCCGCGCCACGGGTGAAACAAATATGTTTGATGTGCCAAAAGTGCTGGAGATCGCTTTGCGCAATGAGTATCACGAACTACTTGGTTTCCTTGCCGACAACAAGGCATCTTACGCACGGTTCATCCTCACAGGTGAAGAAGATTAAAAACGGATAGACCATATAAGAAACAGTGCCGAAATGGCTCTGTTTCTCTTACGGATCGATTTAGAAGGCTTGCTTACAGTAGGCCTATTTTTAATGCAAGAGGAGGCGGCGGAGATACGAAAACTGAAAAAATACAAACCGACAAGATTTAAGTCGGCGGATTCGGTTTACGATAAATCCTTTGCCGACTATGCGGTTTCTTTTATTGAAGCCCTTACACACACAAAGGGTACCTGGGCGGGAAAGCCCTTTGAACTGATCGACTGGCAGGAGCAAATCATACGGGATTTGTTTGGTGTCTTAAAGCCAAACGGCTACCGGCAGTTTAACACCGCTTATGTAGAGATTCCTAAAAAGATGGGCAAAAGTGAGCTTGCTGCTGCGATTGCACTCCTTCTTACATGTGCTGATGATGAAGAGAGGGCAGAAGTCTATGGCTGTGCTGCCGATCGTCAGCAGGCTTCCATCGTCTTTGAAGTTGCAGCGGACATGGTAAGGATGTGCCCAGCACTATCTAAGCGGGTAAAGATACTCGCATCCACAAAGCGCATCGTATACCTTCCCACTAATAGTTTCTACCAGGTTCTATCGGCCGAAGCCTATTCCAAGCACGGCTTTAATATACACGGGGTGGTATTTGACGAACTTCATACCCAGCCCAACCGGAAGCTCTTTGATGTTATGACAAAAGGAAGCGGGGACGCTAGAGTTCAACCTTTGTACTTTCTTATCACCACTGCCGGATACGACACAAACAGCATCTGCTGGGAGATCCATCAAAAGGCGGTTGACATTCTTGAGGGAAGAAAAACAGATCCTACTTTTTATCCGGTGATCTATGGGGCAAACACCGAGGACGATTGGACAGATCCAAAGGTATGGGAGAAGGCAAACCCGTCTCTTGGGATCACGGTAACCATTGACAAGGTCAAAGCAGCATTTGAATCAGCAAGACAGAACCCGGCAGAAGAAAACAGCTTCCGCCAGCTAAGGCTAAACCAGTGGGTGAAACAGGCCGTACGCTGGATGCCCATGGATAAATGGGATGCTTGTTCTTTTGCCACCAGTCCTGAATCACTACATGGTCGCATTTGCTATGGAGGTCTTGATCTTTCGTCTTCCACGGATATTACCGCATTCGTGCTTGTGTTCCCTCCACTGGACGAGGACGATAAATACAGCATCCTGCCCTACTTCTGGATACCGGAAGAAACAATCGATCTGCGTGTGCGGCGAGACCATGTAAATTACGATGTGTGGGAAAAACAAGGATTCCTCCAAACTACCGAAGGCAATGTGGTGCATTATGGCTTTATTGAAGCCTTCATTGAGGAACTCGGTATGAAATATAACATTAGAGAAATCGCCTTTGACCGCTGGGGTGCGGTGCAGATGACACAGAACCTTGAAGGGTTAGGTTTTACTGTTGTTCCATTTGGTCAAGGTTTCAAGGATATGAGTCCTCCCACCAAAGAACTGATGAAGTTAACATTGGAAAAGAAAATTGCTCACGGAGGGCATCCGGTCCTTCGGTGGATGATGGATAATATCTTTATTCGAACTGATCCTGCTGGAAACATCAAGCCAGACAAGGAAAAGTCTACGGAAAAAATAGACGGTGCTGTGGCAACCATCATGGCTTTGGATCGG